GGAAGCCTGTGATATTGGCAAACCAGATCGCCAGCATTGCGAGCGCGTCGGGGGGGAACGTCGATTGGGCAATTCGGTATGGCATGGGTAAATTATCAAGGTTGGAACCGCTCGGCGTATAAGAATGATCCCGACTCGGCAGTCAAGTTAACGGCGGCGGCGGCATATTTTCCAAATTGGAATTTGACGGTTGCTGTTGCTGTAACCGCTACGATCAGGTCAACAGACGATTGCAGTGGTTGGCTGTTTACTCCATTGGCTACCTGTCTGGTGTCGGTGGTAAGAGCCGCTCCGGCATAGTAGATTGCACCATTGGTTAGGACATTGGTGTTCTGATATCCGATGATATTGCCGGAAAACGTGCCGGTTCCAGTCATTACTAGTGACACTTTAACTCCAGTAGTCGATCCGGCAGGTGTGACAAGACATGCACCGTGCAGCCTGTATTTTCCCGGCGTGAGCGTCAGCGTCAGTCCTGTCACATCGCGCATGGTGGTGTCGTTGTCGCTACTAACTTGGTCGGCGGCGAGTTCAGCAAATAGAACAGCGGTGTCGTTGTTTGCCCATGGTCCTGAAAGTGTGTGATTTCCAGAAAACACCCATTTTGATCTTTCCGCTGATGACAGGTCAGAAATAGATGTAAGGTCGTCCGCTGCTCCAGGAGTGCCAGCAATAAAGCAATTTTGGATGAAGTTCATCCCGGTGGGCGTGGCGCTTGCAAAGATTGGTGACTGCAAATAACAACCTACCAAGCTTAGGCCGCCTCCAAGGGATTGAATTTTGTTTGTTGTTGTGGAATCTGCTCCAAACGTGACACCGTTAAAAATGAATCCATACGAAACAATATTCCCCAGTCCGTCTAAAGCCCCCGCCTCTTGAGTTATAGCAAAACCTGTATTGTGGGTAATGTGTCCTCCTATCCAGCATCCATGTCCATCGTTTGCATTGGCAACGCGACGAATTGTAACGCCAGTTGATGTTGATGAAGTGCCGTTTCCTGACGCATCGCATCCTATAAATTTGGTGTTTGCTGCAAAAATGTCACAAATTGTGATGTTTTTGTTAAGAGTGCATCCAATCAAGGTAATGTATTCAGATCCTGCATAATTTGCAAAACCGATGTTATTCAAGTCTAGGCTGCAACCAACAATTTTCCCGGTTGAAATTTTCAGGGCTCCGTAATCTCCAGAAGTATAGCTTGAGTTGTTAATTTGCACTCCAACTCCTTTGAAATAGCGGACAGTGACATTCTCAATCAACCAACGTCGACAAGTGCGGTTGTTGATGCCGATTTCCGCGGCACCACTGGATGTAGCCGCAGTTCCCTCAATGACTCCGGGACCGATGATGGACCAACCATCTACAGCGTCGGCTGCAAACATCACCGCTCCGCTGAAAGCTGATCCGTGATATAGCCTCGCGCCGTTGAGCCGAATAGTCATTCCAGCCAAAATCTGGTATTGTGTGGCGACAGCAATCACCGTGCTGGTCGCTTTGGCCACATCGTAATTTCCAGGAGAAAGGTCGATTGTATCGCCTGCAATAGCATCCGCAAAAGCCGCTTCCAACGCAAGACCGCGAGCCGTATCCGTGTCTGCTGATGGCGCGTAGCCTTTGCGGGTTCCGTCTTTCTTGGTGACAACTACGCCGTTCAACTCAAGGGCTAACCTAGTCGCCGCTTCATCCGTTGCAATCGCCGCGTTGACGTTTGCGTTTGTCACGTTTGCATCCGATCCTGCCGGACCTGTTGCGCCAGTCGCCCCGGTTGCTCCAGCGGGTCCGGTTGCTCCAGTAGGACCTGTTGCGCCTGTTTCACCAGCCGGACCCCGCGCCGCTTCGTTGAGGTAAACCGTAATTTCCTCGCCAGCGTCAACCAGATTGATCGTGATCGTTTCGCTCATCCTTGTGTAATTTTGATGGTTCCGGTCAGCCACTTTCTAATGACTCCGGTTGCGTCTGTGAATTTCATGGTCCATGACCAAGTGCCGACCGCGAGAGGAAAAGGGGTGATTGGTTCGACTGAAAAACTCCAAGCGTTTGCGTCGTCGATTGTGATGTCTCCGTCAGCCGAAGTCAGTAAAAGCCCTACGTTGCCGTCCGTATCCGTGAAGCTCATGGTCACGCTGGCCAGGTTGTCATCCAGAAGCGTTCCGGTTGTTGACATTGTGCAACCGGGCAGTCCGTCCCATGTCGATCCAAAGGGAAGGCTTTTAAGCGTTACGTTGGCTTGGGATTGGTAGGACATTACGGCGCTCCTATTACGGTTACGGTCAATTCAACAAAACCAGCATCAGACTGAAATGTGATTGGCGAAGACGCAACTCCGGTCGTGTTTACTGACATAAGATAACCGCCTCCAATAATTGTTCCAGATGGGTCGCCTCCCGCCATAATTGCTGCTGATGATTCGGCGGTAGTTGACATAAGCAAACCTTGGACTGTCACCATTGTGGCAATCGACCTCCCTTCAAAATCCACGCCTTCGTCGTATAGCTTCACGCCGCTCGATGCGACTCCCGCCGTGGTGCTGGTGCTAGTCGCCGCTGCCGTGACTCCAAGCCCGCCAGGAATGGCAAGATTGATCGTCGCGTCGTCCGCGTAGTAAAGCGGCAAGTCAGATACCGTGTTGGCGATGCGCTCCAAGGTGATATCAGCCCCAGTTCCACCCACCGTAAAGCGTGCCGCGACTGTTGCGTTTGCTGACAGCGCAGTTCGTGCCGCCGCAGCAATCAACGCGGCGGTTGTGTGCGCCGTAGTCGTCAGCGCAACGTCGATATTGAGCGGCGATCCGGTCATTCCGTCGCTGGTCAAAACAAGTGTCATTGTGCCGTTCGAGGTCGCGCCGGATGCTGCGATAATGGTCGCGGTTTCAAGTTGGGCGTTTCCGGCTACAAATGCCGTAGTTCCAGTCGTCGCGCCGGTTGTCAAGGCTAGGACAAAATCGCTGGACGAATCCGCAATGATAGCTTTGACGCAATAGCCAATCGTGGCGTTGGTCAGGGCTAGCGGCGTCTGGGTAGTTCCAACCGTCGCAATTCCAGCGGCTCCTGTTCGACTTAGAGAGCCAGTCGCGGTCAGTCCGTAATATGCCCGTGCGTCCGTTAGTGCCATGCCCTAGTCCGCGTGTCAAAGGGTCGGTTTGGCTGCGAATTGCTCCATAATGCTTGTGACTTCATCGCGTGGAATCGACCGCTCGCCGCAGTGGACTACTTGGAATCGGCTGCGGTAAACCTCGATGTCCCGGCATCCACGCGGGTTCCATGTGGCGAAAATACCATCGCCCATCGGTGCGTGCTTGTGTAGGTAAATCTCATTCGGAGCGTGATGGCGGGTCTTGAGGCTGGCGGCGGCGTCCTCCTCGGTGATGCCTTTCATCGAGCATGAGCATGACACTCCCATCTTGAACACCATTTCCCGGTCAAGGACGTATCCGGCCCCCACAAATGCCCAAGGATGCCGTGCGGCTTGCAATCCGACAACTCGATGAGTCCGGCACGGATCAAGCCATCCTGACCCTAAATGAGCGCAATCAACGTCCGTTTTCATCACCCAATCCGCTCCGGTCAGTGTGGCGGCGGCAATGAGTGATTCAGGCACGGCCCGGACGGCCCCGAGTCTGCCCCATGCGCTCGGGACGGACTTCTCGCCAATCGTTTCGCACGGGTCGATGTCGTCAACTGCCATCACGATTTCCGCGCCTGGATAGGTAGTCCGCGCCATCGTCAGCCAAGGCCGGATCATTCCAGCATCCAAACCGCGAACAAAAACGACGATGGCTAGTTTCATGGTCCGACATCAGGACAGGTCAGACACTCGTAAATGTCAAGCTCGGTCACGGTAGCCAAGTCGTCGGTCAGAAATGCCAGCCCGCCTCGGAAATAGATCGTCCAATCGTTGTCGTAATAGTTCGACCCGTTCTGTTTGTAGTGCCGAAGGTTGAAATCATCGCCGCTTGCCGTGTCGATGGCAATGTCGGCGTCTCCTTCCGATGTAACTAGCCCGTCCTCCCATGTCACAACCTCTTGAGCTGTGCCGCCATCAACGGTAATGGTCCTTGATCCGTTTTTGCTGTTACCACGGATCAAAACGCATTGGCCGATTCCGGTTCCGTCCTCGGCGGGAGCCGCGTCAACCTGGATCTGCTGCGCAATGCCTTCCGCCGTTTCTTCGGTGTAATTCAGTCCGCGCAATGTTCGGAAATTAGCCGGTCCCGCGTCTGGTGCTTCCGGTGTTGCTGGCGGTTGGTAAACCGTAACCGCTCCACCAAGATTCGCGCCGTTGAAATCAAGCTGAACCGCATCCGCGTTTTCGGTTTCTGTGATGCCGTAATTCCCGTCGATGCTGCGGAATTCGTAGGTATCGCCGTCAGGATCGCGCCGTTTCCAGACTCCCGCACCCGCTCCGATATTCTCGCCGGACCATAGTTCGTGATAATGTTCGATGTCAGAGTTCTGGAACGGAACCCATTTTCCGCGCACTGGATCGGAATCGGGGATTTCCTCAAGAGTGCCGATTTTGATGTAATACGATCCTTCCGTTCCACCGCTTCCAGTGTCGTCGTCTGGCTGATAATGCGCCCCTTCCGGCTCGGTGGCTGAAACCATCAGCGTCGGGATTGGATCGCCGGAAACAACTCCCTTTGTCGTCGTGGAGTATTGGACGTAAACCGAGTCGCCAATCGAAACGGAAAGCTGCGGGGCCGGGGTATCATCCAACGGAACGCCGTCGATTTCCGGCATGTGCATCACGGCAACTTCGGTCGCCGTTTGCGTGATGATGTCTTTGACGTAGCCTGGGTTAAAACTGATGAGATACGCCCCTTCGGCTTCCGGGTCGGTTTTCATCGACCGCTTCGCAAACTGGTTGGAATCGCGCCCACCACCACCTCCACCACCAGCAACAAACACGTTGCGATCACGTAGCGCGCAAATGCTCTTTCTGACAGCGCGTGAAAACCTGCCAATGTATCGCTCATCGTCGATAATCGGAGGAATTGGAATCGGGGTCGGGCCGTATTTAGACTTCATGTGTCGTAGAGAAATTCATTCCATCCGCCGCGCTCGGAAACGGACCATTCAATAGTCGTTTGGTAAATCGTCTGGCGTTGCTCTTGTGTCGCGCCGGTTAGCATCCAAGTGCGCCCGCCCGTGAGTGCTGGCGGGTTTCCCCTCGGCGTTGATACTTGCCCCAGCTTATTGAGTTGCGCGGCAGTCATAGCCGATGATCCTTGGCTTGTTTCAGTCCATGTAATCGTCGGGACAAAATACGTTGTGTCGCCGTTTAGAATGATGTTCCGAAACTCGATTCCGTTCAGGCTGGTTACTTGCTCGGCTGGATCGAGGATGAATCCGGTATCGTCCCAATAATATCCCTCGCCCTCTTCGCCGCTTGATTTGTAAGTGACCTTTCCATTCAAGTGATGGCCAAGCGTGATCCGCTCCGACTCTTCAAGCTCTTTGAATTTTGGATGTTCGGAAAGCGACATGTCCATCAGCCTACCTTCAAGCCGATAAGTCGTAATAGCACCTTCGCCGGACGATTCGCCGCTGTATTGCGCAAGCTCGGTCCCGACCAGGTTAACAGTCACGAAAACAACGTCGCCGTTGTCGTAATTCGGGACAGTCGATTCGATTACGAGAAATCGGTAGAGATTCGGGCAGTCTGGATCTAGCGTAAACAGTGAGTTGCCAATCGAAAACCTTGCGCGGACGCTGGCGTTATTCCATGCCGTCAACGTCAGTGCGTAAACTACTGATCCCGTAAACGTCCCGTCAGCATCGGAAACCGTAAAGCCCGGCTGACGGTAAATCTCCGAATTCAACATTCCATGAATTGTCGCGCTCATTAGTTAGGGAATTTTTGCTTGGAGGTATTGTCTTTGATCGCTTCAAGATTGGCGTTGAGCCGGTCCATCTTCTTTGAGAATTGCTCCTGCGCGGCTGCGTCGTATTGCTCGGATGTCATTGGCGTGTATGACGGCCCATTTACAGCAGTCCGTAAATTAGACGCGGCGAATCCCGCTTCGTTGATAGCCTGACGGATGTTTTCTTTCATCATTACGTCATTGGCCGCTGATGCGCGTTCGCCTAGATTGGATTTTCCGATCACGCTGGAAAGCCCCGTGAAATCCCGAAGCGTGTTTTCTGCGGCGTCCATTGCGCTGAATGTTTTTGCTCCGACACCTGACAGCAGACCCTTTGCCGTTACCTTTGCCGCTTCGGCAATTACGGTCCCGATGAATACGCCAATTGCTTGCAGTCTTTCGGTGTCGCCATGCACTGCGTCCGAAATCGCAATCCCAAACATCTTGCCAGCCTCGGTGAATTTTTCCTGGAGCAGCGGAAGACCGGAATTGATGGCATCCAGACCAACCTTGATCCCTTCGTTCATCCCGGTTCCAAATGCAATTTGCAAGTTGTCAATGGAGTCTCGCGTCATGGCTAGTTTGCCATCCATCGTCTCCGCGCCTTTTTGGATTGCTTGGAAAAACAATCCGCCCGCGCTGGTCGCATCCTTGAATGCTTCGGTAACTTCGCCAGCCGTGATGCCGCCGTCCTCCATGCGCTTCATTAACTCCTTCATGGACTCGCCGGTCTTTTTGGAGATTTGCGCAAGCGGGTTGAATCCGCTTTCGGCAAGCTGGTTGTTTTCCTGACCCATCAAGCGGCCCTTGGCAATCACTTGCGAATAGGCCAGCGAGAGACGTTCAAATTTCAGACCGTTCCCCATCGAAACGTCGCCAAGCATTTTGAGTGTTGGCATCACTTCATCAGCGGACTTGCCAACCGTCAGCATCTTTTGCGCGGCTTGCGCGTAATCTTGAGTAGTAAGCGGTGACTTCTGCGCTTCGGTCCTAAAATCCTGAATCAGTTTCTTTGCGGTTGCCGTGGATTTGGTCAGCGTCTCGAATTGCATTTCGAGCATTTCCATGCCTGCCGCTTTTTTTGATGAGTCTTGCAACGCATCGCCAATCGCTTGCACGGATTTGACGCTAGCCCATACCGCTCCGATTGCCGCGCCAATGCCCGCAACGGCTCCGGTGAGTCCGTTCAACTGTCCTTTGACGTCCTTTACAGTCTTTGAGAACTGCGAGGCGTCTGCTTTGATCCTGACGGTTAATCCGGCCATAACTCTTGCGTGGTGTCAATGGGTTGGAATATCTGCTTGATCCGGTCTGACAGGCTTGGCGCGGATTCGTCCTTGATTGGCTTTGACCGGAAAACCTTCACTCCGCGACGGACTAGCATGGCGTGAATCAACTGCGGAGGCTGGTCAATTGGCATTGATATGATTCCTTCCTGTTGCCATCCGTATTCACCCGCCATCAGGTCGATCATCGTGGCTAGGTCTGCGGCTGGATCTCCGGTAAAGGGATGGACTTTCCCGGCTGTTCCGCCACCTCCACGGCTGCGGCTTCACGACGTTGAATCACCCGGTTGAGATAGTCGATGACATTGCCAAAATCTGTTTCGGTCAGTTGTAATGCGGTTGCCTCAAATTGATCCAGAGCGTCAGGAGCGCGGAGTATTTTCACTGCATCAAGCGGTGGCAGTGATGCGGCGATAACGTAGGCTCCGACCGCTACAATGTCGCGTTGGTCGCTGATCGTGTCCAGTGCCTTGCCGACTAACTGCGAGACACGGGAGTCGAACGGGCGCAATGCTACGCCATCTGACAGTGTTGGCGGCGTGTCTGTGAATGCTTCATCTAGGTTCATTTGCGGTATAGTATTTTTTCGAGTTGATCCAGTTTGTTTTTAGAAATGTCTTTGCCAATAATCGCCGTTCTGCCCTTGTGCTGGACCCTGGCGAATTGGATGTCCTTAATCGCCGCAATCATCATCTGGTGTCCGAGAATTGCGCCTTTCGCGTAGCTTATCGCGGCTGTCGGTAGCTCGGCGTAAATGTCACGATCAAACAAAGCCGCATCGGTTGCGGCCGCTTCGTGAAAGCACCAAGTCGTCACCATGTCGTTCCGCTGCCAACCGATGATTGGGTGATCCAGCGCGGCCAAAACTGCGGCTTTGCGCGTGTTGGTAATCCTGATTGCTGGACCGCCGTAAAATGAAAAACCGGAATTAGTCTTGATCGCGTGGTGGAGGCTGTCCATCCAAGCAAACGCGCTGCGGCAAATTGCCAGCGGGTCTTTTCCGTTAGCGGCCATCCATGCCTCGTCATTCCATCGCGTGGCAATACTTGACGCTGTGTGGCCGTATGGCGATGGTCCTTTGAAATGCCATGTCACCCGAGGCGCGGTTAGTCCGTCGCCAGCCTGGGTAGAGAATGGGTTTTCCGGGTAAAGCGGAACATCAAACGCGACAATCGTTGCCGCCAGTCTGATGTTTTCGACGTTTGTAGTCAGCCCGTCAACCGTGCTTAATGAGAACGGTTTGAATGTCATTTGTCATATTGGTTTGTGTGGCTTAGGAGATCAGCGGGTGATGCATACAGGATGCCTCAATGCGCTGATAGTCCTCGTTGGAAAGGGTCTTTGTGATGCTCTCCACAATCGTCTTTGTGCCGACTGATCCCTTGAAGTAGTCGGTCGGAGCAGTTGCCAGTGTGATTTCAGCGGCGAGCGTGGTGGCAAATGGCGAGCTTGTCGGGATATACCCGGCGATAGCAATTTCGCACTTCTCGTCGTAATACGTCTTTCCGGTGGTCCCGCCTGATCCGTCGCGGATCTGTTTCGATTCCTGACTGTAAGAGTAGGTAATCGAGTCGGTAATAACCCCGGTTTCAAACGTAAGACCGAAAGTCGAGCCGGTTCCAAATTGCGTCGCCATGCCCTTTCCGGCATGTCAAATCAGGCTGTCCGAGTCACTAGGCATTCAGCCGCGAATGTGCATTCCATCATGGATTCATCCCAGTCGGTTTCGGACCCGCCGTAGTTCCAGAAATCAATGCGAATTTCATCGGTGCAATTTGCCTTGATGAGACTCGGATCGTTCAGAATCGTTTCGATCTGGTCTTGCCATGCTTCCGGGTCGGTCCCGTCCTCGTCGCCAGCGTGCGTTCGCAGGGTGATTTCAACCTGGCAGCGTAGGACGTTTACCAGCGCGACCGAATGCGGCTCGGCAGTTGCGACCTTTACCGCGAGCGTCGGTAGTTCGATTGGAGCGCGGCGGGTCGCGTCAACTACGGCAATCGACTCGTCCGGCTTGGTTGATTCTAAGTAGGCGACGAGATTGGCAATCAGTTTTTGCGTGGTCATTTGTTCAGCTTTTTCAGCTTTGAGTTTATGATGTATTCCATCCGCTTGTATCCGTTTTTGAGTCCAGCGGCTAATGCGGTTGCAACCTGCTTGTCGGTTTGTAATGGCCGGATGTATGGCGTGGAGTTGGTCAAAACAGCCTCAGCCTTGAGTCCTCTCCCATCCATACTAGCGCGATTATATCCGCTGGAAACGTCATCCCTGATCCATTTCGCAATCCCGCTGATTTTGCCAACACCCATTGCCTCGCCCGCTGAAATCCAAGCGGCCTTGGCGCGACCAGCCTTTTTGATTTGCTTCCGCTTGTAGGCTTCTTTTGTGCCTACTGAAATCAGCCCGAGCCATTTGTTTTTAGCCTCCCGCCGAAATTCGCGCTTTGGAACGACACCGCGAGAATTTCGAGCATTGGCGTGAGCTTTTGCCATGTCGTTCGTCGCCGGAAACGCTCCTACGTTTGTCCCATACCACGCCCGGTCGATCTGGCTTGAAATCGACCGCATGAATTTTGCTCCTTTCGCTTCGGATAGCCCGTAAGGTTGAACGGTTGATGCAAGCCGTCTTGCTGACGACTTTGAAATCTCGCGGATGCCTTGCTCTATGCTTTTCCCGGTCAATTCTGAAAAACGCTTTAGAGTCGCCTCTATTTCGCGCTTGCTCGCCTTGTCTAGTTCGATCTTGACCATCAGCGTGATTCGTTCGGGTCAGCAAGGGTGAAGTGGACCGCAACAGTCCCCACCTCGACCTCCGCAATCCGGTAAGAAACGCCGTCAACCGTGCAGCGTTTTTGGAGTAGTCCACGCGGGCTTATAACGTCCCCAGGTTGCGCCGTTGCGGCTGCTTGGATGTCGGTTTCCAGCCCTCCTAACGCGCCCTCGTAGCTCTTTCTCGCGCCATTCAAGACCACGCTGAACGTCTGCCCATCACAGACCATTATTGACGTTCCGAATGAAGAATCAACGGAGTCATTGCCAGCTAGGAGGAAATCATCGACCAGTCCCATGCTTATCCGGCGGTGTCAACCAAAACAAAGAAAACCGCCGACCCGGAGTTTTCCAGATCGGCGGCTGTCCGAATACAAACACGCTCCAGAGAAATTAGACAGAGGCTTGTTTTTTCGCGGGGGGCTTCGTGGATTCCTTGGGTTTGAATCCACGGCGACGAGTGCGACCAATGGATGATTCAATCACCTCCAAAAGCTCGAATCCTTCGCCGTTCGATTCCTTGAACAGCTTGCGGATTTCAAGTGGCCCACCGTCAGCCATAAGCGTGCGCTTGCCCGCCTTGGTTCCGATAAGTAATGCGAATGATGCCATTTTGGGAAAGGGTTAGGCCTGGGCAGTTATCCCACCCCGGCCGGTTAGAGTTTAGGCAGAAACGATGCGCTTGAGCCCTGCGGCCAGTCCGGTTTTGTAACCATAGACCGACTCCATCACGATACGGCGGTTGCCGTAGTCCTCGGAATACCACTCGCGGAGCCCGAGAGTGATGCCCCCGTCGCCAACGACTTTCTCGGCGCGGTCATACTTGTTGCCAGCTTGTGGCATCAGGTAGCGGAATGCGGCGGCGATGCCTGAGCCATCGGTGATGAACCCAGTGAGGTTTTCACCGTTTGCTGGGATATAGTTAGACATGATAACCTTGAAGCCGTGCAACATCGGGACATTGCCGCTTTGGATGGCGTTGTAGCCGTATCCGCTGGTGTCCTTGATCGCAGCGGCCTTGCGGAGCGAGGCGATGTAATCGGGGCTAAGGACGAGATAGCGGCCATCGGCTGGCCAATCAGCTTCGTCGGCGACGTTGGCGAGATCGGCAACATCATCCTCGTCAAAGTTGGCGGCAGTGCTGGTAAGTGCGGCCGCGCCAAAATTGGCGTTTGTGATTTCCGAAAGCACTGCTTGGAAAATCGTCTTGGCAAGCAGGTTGCCTTTGCGGATTCCGTAACGCTCAAGAATGAGCGCGGAGCTATTGGCAACCTCGATGTCGTCAGCGCCCATGGATACGTATTTGTGATTGCTGAGAACGATTTCGACAGCATCGGAATCAATGTCTTGAATCGTGTATGCACCACCAACGGACTTGTCGGCAGCGGCATCCAATGCGGACGCAAGACGCGGGACGGAAACGCGGTCGCCTTTTTGCGCGGCACTGTCCGAGAAATCGGTGCAGAATGCAGCGAGAGGCGCGATGCCAGCGGTGAAGCCGGAAATGACACCACGCGAGATGATGTCGTCTTGGATGCCAGTAGTAGAGTTAGCCATGGTATTGTGTGGTTAGGAGATTGGTTTATCGATCGGCGATCATTGCTTCTTTATTATCCTCCCAGAACTTCGCCGCAGCCCGTGGGTCGGAAGATTTAAGGTCACGGTATTTGTCATACAGTGATTTCCCAGAGTCGCCAGTGTCGCCGGACAAATCGACCGGAGCGGAATGGCCGGTAGCCGCGAGAAGTTCGGCGGCTTGAAGGCTGACGATTTCCGGCGTGACTTCGGCCTTGCTGGAAAGTTCCGCAATGGTCGCGGCGTTTTCGGTTGCCTTGGTTTGAGCTTCGGAAAGCTTGCCAGTGATTTCAGCAATCTCCGCGTCCTTTTGCGCGATGATTTCAGAAAGACCGGACAGTTCGGAGATCCTCGCTTGTGCGTCGATCAGTTCCAAACGGAGCGTTTCGTTTTCAGCGACCTGAGCTTCAAGCTCTTGAATCTGGTCGTTGCCGGGGAAGAGTTTGGCTAGGATGCTCATCGCTTTTGCTTTTGTGTCAAATCCGGTTGCGGTCGTGGCTTTCTTTTTGAAGTCGAGAATTTCGCCAACAAAGCCAAATTCCATGGCCTTTTCAGCGTCCATCCATGTTTCCTCCATCATCAATCCGCGAAGTTCCGATGCGTCTTTGCCAGTCCGTTCCGCATAAATTCCGGCGATTTCCGCGCTGATTGAATCGAGCAAATCGGCTGTTTTCTTCATGGTGCGGGCGTCCCCGTAGGCCATGCTGGAAGCCTCGTGGATCATAATCCGGCTACCCTTGGTCATCTTACGCTTGTCGCCAGCCATCAAGATCACGCTGCCCATTGACGCGGCCAGCCCGTTGACGGTAGTTTCAACCGCAACGCCACGGGATGCCATTTCACGGAGCGCGTTGTAGATTCGTTGTCCTTCCAAGACGCTGCCGCCAGGTGAGTTAATCTCGACCTCGACTTCCTCCAGAGCATCGTCAGCAGAGCAGACGATTTCACCGATGCGCATGTTTGATGCGACTGCTGCTTGCCCGTAAAGCTCGCCAAGTTCCTCGATGAGCTTGTCAGCCGATTCCTTGTGAACCGGCTCGTTCAACCGTAGCTTGCCACGGCGGTTTTCAATCGTTAGAAAGTCCATTGTCGTTGTTGTTTTTGGATGAATCAGGCGGCTCGTTTGGAGTCATCATCGCCATGTCGCGGTCTTCGATTTCCACGCCGTATTTTGCTTCGGCTTCCTTGGCAGCGAGCTTCCGCATCGCAATTTCAGTTGCGCGTTCGCGGTAGTGTTCGCCTAGGTCTTTGCCCATCATGCCGACAATATCGCGCATGTTCCTTGCTCCGATTTTCCACATGGATTCCAGTTCCTTTGCAACCCGACCGTCGTCAATTGTGAGCTTGCTTGGCGTAGTGAATTCCCACTTCCACCAATCGGCGGATTGTGGGAGTAGTCCGGCTTTCTGGGCTTTGGCGACGGCGTATCCGACTACGCGGCGGGCGAAATAAAACAGAATGTCTTGACGGTCCTCAACGGATCGTTGTGCTTTGCCAATTTCAGATCGTTCGGCTGTTCCCTGTCCAGTGGATTTCCATACCATGGAATAACTCCAATTAATGCCAGCCAAGGAAGATCGAATGATCCTGTCATGGAACGATTCCCATGCCTCGCCGGGTCGATCCGAGACAATCGTGTCCAGTTTTGCTCCGCTGTTGGCTCGGAAATAACGAACGCTGCCGCCTTCCAGTCTCTCGACGGTCACGCCGGTCTGGGTGGTCGTGTTTCCGGTCAAAACCGTGCCGGGGTCGTCCATATCCGGCCCGCCGTGTTCGTTATGCTCGATCAGGCCGATTGACGACAACATCAGTTGCGCCATCCGCTCCCATTCGTGGCTTTGGAGCATGTCCTTGAGGTCATTCAGCGCATGGGTGAACGCCGGAAGTCCTCGGCCTTGTTCTTGCCAAGACGGATCATAGAGATGGATGATGTTTTGAGCGGGAATCCACTCCGAAAGGTTCCCATCGGCGTTTAGGAGCGCATATTCGCGCGGCGCTCCGTCGGAATTGTAGATGATGCCGTCCATCAGCGTCCCCCCGCGCATTTTTTCGTCCTTTTGGTTGTTCGGATTTCCGATTCGATGCGCTGGAATGTGCTGGATTCTCGGGAATCCGGCTTTTGATTCGGTCAGAAGAACGAATGCCTCGCCGTCTCGGTCGATTGCAACCGACAGTAGATAGAGCGTAGTCTTGAAATCGTGCATTCCGCCGCGAACGTCCGCGACTCCATACCAAGTATTGGCGAGCCATGACGCGGCGACCGATCCAAACTCGGAATCGTCGCCAGTAAATTTCGGATTCCATGCACGACCGACTGAATACATCGCTTTTTGTTCGATGGCTCCGCGTGCCGGTCCCAGGTTGAGGAACAATTTCCGCGATGCTGAGAGCAGGATCTTGCGGTCATACGCCGGAACGAGCGTCCCGATGTCCTTTAGGTCCGTTGACTCCCAAGGCCGCTGATTGGAGTATTGCTCCGCACTACGCGCGGGTTTGCGCGGATAGGTGTAAGCGTTCCCGTAAAGATCGACGATGGCCATCGCTCGTCGCGGCGTGTCAAAGCCTCACTGGAAGCTGACACGGGACCGGGACGATGATGGGACATAGCCTGCCCGCATCCATTCCAACGCCCATCCCATCGCGGCCATTGTATCGGCAACGGACAGCCCCACGCTTTTCGCCATGGTCACGCCGTTTTTCGTCGCGCTCGTCACGGAATCAAGTCCGCCCGTGGAGATTGATTGCAGCATCAACGCGGCGTGGTTTTCCTCAAGTGCCGCAGCGAACGCCGGGTTGCACAAAGCGTGTTTTGCCCATGTTCGTGCGACTTGCTGAGCGTTGGCGGCCATCGTTTTGACGGCGGTGTCAAAGCGTCACTTCTTGATCTCTTCCATATTCACCAGCACCTTGTAAATACACGCGGCAACAACCTGCAATACGCTGCAATCCCAAAGGTGGTTATTCGCTGAACTGCCGGATTTCAACGGAACCCAACGCCAGACACCGGGCGAGATTTCCCGCTTTTGCTCCGACTGCATTTGCGCGTGGTAGTTCTTGGACGCATCGACCGGCACGCCGAAGTTTTCGCCAGACATGAGGCCAGCCAGTTTGTCCTTGGCCAGCAAGTTTGAGAAGCGGATGTATTTGTATTTCATCCCGTCCGCCGCATCCGTGTGGACGTAGTCGGAATAAATCCTTCGATACTTCCGCTCGCCAATTACCTTCATGTATCCGTCCCGCGTGTCCTCGCCGCGAGTCAGGTTCCACGGGTTCGGGTCTTTCGGCGTGATCGAATTATGAGCCTGCCTGGCCACTCGCTCTTGATCGTAGCCGCAGTCCACAAAGACGAAACGATTCTCGATGCCGTAGCGTTCTTGCAAGTGCCGGATGTTGTCCCATGTCTCTACCCTGCCCTCCCACAATAGCCTCGATGCACCTCCTATTTTCCACGCACTGATGACAACCCAACAGTGTCCTTTCTGAACGTCAGCGGTCAGGAATCGGAAATCTTCCATTTCCCACTTTTGTCCGTCGTGGTATTCAGCTTTCCCGTATGGGTCGCCGCTCATGTTCAGCGTTGGCGTGTCGCTTGGCGGCTTCCAGAATTGCGCAAACCGCTGGTTGATTACGTTCTGGAGTTTCTCAAGCTGGCCTTGCTTTTTCTCCTCGTTGGCAATGATCCACTCTTTGATTACGTTTCGCCATTTGTAACGCCAGACGGTCATGAATGACGCGACGATAGTTACGCGCTCAGGGACATGCCGCTTCCCATTCCAGACCGGGCGACACTTTGCCCATTGCCGCCGGTTGTATTCCGTATCCTCAAAATCCGCTCCGCAATGTGGGCATTTCAGCCTGACAGTTTCAAAGATGGCTGGCCAATCAAGCTCTTCGTTGCCGTCTTTGATTACCTCGTAATGGAAATTGCCGAAATCAAAAACATGGCCGGTCGTGCATTCCGGGCAAATATGCTCCAAGTCGTGCCACTTGCCAGAAATCGCATCCTGGTGCCACTCGGTTCCCTCGACCGATCCTTGCGACATAATAAGCGATTTGGAATTGTAGCGGCCATGATGCCGCTTGCGAAGGAAGTCGATCATCCCGAAGTCCCATCGCCACGCCTCGTCACCGGCTGTATTGACCATGGACTTTTCCTGCGTGTCCGTCACGTTTGCTGCCCCGGCGAAGAAATTCATGTGCCGGAAAATCACGCTGTCTTTTTTCCAGTTCGACCGATCCGGCCCGGTCGGAATGTAAGGCGATGTCACCGGCGAGTTCATCCAGACTTTTCTCATCCGGCTTTCCATCCAGTCTTTTACCATGTCCTGCGTTTGGCCAATGACCAGCGTATCGCCTGGATTGATTCCGACGATGTGCGTCATCCATGCTTCAAGAAGTGCCGTCTTTCCAAATCCAACGCACGCCAGCAAGTCAATCTCCCTGATGTCTGGATCTTCCAAGAAATCCCAGACGAACGCATGAGCCGGGACTGCTTCCGTTGAGTATCGTGCCCCCTCCGGCGAGTTCGGCAAATAGACATGCTCGTTCACCCACTCTCGGAGCGGCATCAGCGGCGGCGGTTTTACCCCGTCCTTGAATCCTTCAATCAGCGGAAATCTTGATGTCCGATTCATAAAGACTCAGTTCGGTTAGTTTGTCGCGGGCGTATTCTTTCAGTATCTTGGAGCATTCGGATGCTTTCCTTCCGGCGAGGCGCGGAGTCAGGTCGGAGTCCATCCGCTCAAACACGCCGCGAATCACTAAGCCGAATTGCATCCCGGCCCGTAGTTGCGACTCATGCGAAACGAATTTGCCGCGCTCAACCTGGAGCTTGTGTTCCAGCATGTCAGCCTCGGCCCGGACCTTTCGGAGCTTGGCGGCAGTGGCATCCTCGCTTTCGGGATTGCCGACTTGCTTACGGGCTGCGCGATCCATGACGGCAGCTTCGTCGGTGATGTCTAGCCCTTCCTCGTCGCGCCAAGTCCGCA